TCGATCATCAACGTTGGTCAAGGTTACACCAACTCATAATAATTGCCTCGGGGGCGGTATGCCCCCGCATTAACTTTAAAAGGAAATTATTATGGCATCGAATTTAGTAACAAACTTACAACAAAATCCTTCATCTTTTGAATCGGTAACTAAGGTCGGGGCTTACGAGCCGTTTGACTTGCAAGTTGCTCGCGGTCAAATTGCTGGCCACACAACCGTTAGTATTTTTGGTTATCAAGCAAACGTAACAACAACGTCTATTCCTATTTGGGAAAACGCAACTACGTATACCTTTCCAGCATCAGCTGCAACGGCAAACGTAGCAAGCGGATCTGCTAGCGACATTGGTGCTACTGTTTTAATTAATGGCTTAGATGCAAACTTTAACCCATTATCTGAAACCGTTACAATTGCAAGCGGCAACACAGTAACAACTAACAGCTATTTGCGTGTTAACAGCTTGTTTTTAACAAAACCGGGAAGTGGTTACAACACCAACCAAGGTGCAATTAGTGTTAAACAAGGCGCAAATACTTTAGCCCAGATTAACACTGGGATCGGTAAATCACAGAGCACTATCTACACTGTTCCAAATGGATACACATTCTATTTAGATTATGTAGAAGCCAACACGTCTAATAGTTACACCAGCGGCAACTATCTTGTTTATAACGTTGTTACAAACAATAACGTGACAGGTGTTCAGTCATCTATTTTACAACAGCCTTTTACTTCTATTTATACCGCAACACGTTCACAAGATCCGTTTGCATACGGTCAAAAAACTGATATTCAGTGGCAGTTAAAAACAAGTACAGGCACGTATGCTGTGGGTATTATTGTAACTGGCAAACTGATCAAAAACGACGGTCAAACCGCTTAAGGCAATTAAATGCCTGTCTACTTAGATACTAGCCGAAACTCTGTTGTAGCGATTGGAATATGCGATCGCTGCAGCAGAAAGTTTCCCTACGTAGACTTAATGCCTGATCCAAATTTCCCGGGCATGCGCGTGTGTGCAGAAGATCGGGATGATTTTGATCCATGGCGTTTACCAGCATTACAAACAGAGAATATTGCATTACGTCATCCAAGACCAGACGTTTCAGTAGCTACGGGACCAATTGGTGGTAATCAGATATTAACCCAAGGTGGTTTCCAAGATGAAAACTCCATGTTTATTGATGGAGTATCACCATACAGTGGAAACACACAAGGCGACTTGAATACATTAAGTTTCCCGTATTCACCAATGACCTTGTTTCCGTATGTTGGCACAATAACGCCAAACACTGGACCAAAAGCAGGTGGAACACCAGTAACCATTAATGGTGAAAACTTTACTAGCGTAAATACTGTAAAACTAGGCGGTGTAATTTGCACATTTAATGTTGTCAACTCTACGCAAATTACAGCCACGACTCCAGCGCATGCTGTTGCGGGCTTAGTAGACTTAACTGTGATTTCTCCGTTTGGAACTGCAACAGCGCACGGCGCATTTACTTATACTTAATAAAAACAAATGGCAGATCAGTCGATAACGCAGCTGCCTGTTGCGATCACCTTAACTGGTAACGAACAGGTACCGCTGGTACAAAACGGAGTAACAAAGCAGGCGTCTGTATCACAGATTGCCAATGCTGCGTCGCCCGGCAAACTGATCACTACAATTGTTTACGTTCCATCGAATGGCGATTTAGTAATTTATTACAGCGATGGCACACAACAAGTTATTGGCCCTATTTCTGGCTGGTCTGGTTATAGTGGATACTCTGGTTATAGCGGCGTAGGTACATCGGGTTTTAGCGGTGTATCTGGCTACAGTGGTTTTTCTGGTACTTCTGGATACAGCGGTAAATCAGGAACCAGTGGTTTTTCTGGATACTCTGGTATCAGTGGCGCGTTTGGTTATTCAGGTATTAGTGGATATTCTGGATATAGCGGCATATCAGGTTTTAGTGGCGTATCGGGTCTTTCTGGATTTTCTGGTATCTCTGGCTACTCAGGTTCTGGTGTATCTGGTTATAGCGGTTATAGTGGCTGGTCTGGCATCTCTGGCTACTCTGGTATCTCTGGTATATCAGGTTACAGCGGGTATAGCGGAACATCTGGCTATAGTGGTGTGTCTGGTCTTTCTGGTTTTTCAGGCATCTCTGGCTATAGTGGTTCTGGCGTGTCAGGCTACAGCGGATACAGCGGTTGGTCAGGGATTTCTGGCTATTCAGGATACAGCGGTATCTCTGGCTACAGTGGATATAGCGGTATTTCGGGCTATAGCGGCGTTTCAGGCCTTTCTGGCTTCTCAGGCATATCTGGGTACTCTGGATCTGGAATAAGCGGCTATAGCGGCTATAGCGGGTATTCTGGCACATCTGGTTATTCTAGTTTTAGTGGCTATTCTGGCTACAGCGGTATCTCTGGTTACAGCGGTATCTCTGGTTACAGCGGTATCTCTGGTTACAGCGGTTCCGGAATATCAGGTTACAGCGGCGCAAGCGGTATATCAAGCAGTTATTATTTTTATAAAGCAAATACTTCTGCTACCAGCGGTAACCCCGGAATAGATTATTTGTTGTGGAACAACGCCACACAAACAAGTGCAACACAATTAAACGTCAGCACAACGGCAGCAAATGGTGTTGACATTAGCGTATTTTTGGCTTTGCTTGCAACGACTGAAGAAGTTGTTATTCAAGATCAAAGCAACAGTGCTAACCAACAAACTTGGATTATCACTGGAACCCCAACAAACGCTGGTGGATACTATACAATCCCCGCTTCATTGGTAAGCTCTTCGGGTACAGGCACAACCGGATTTGCAAACAATTTACCAATCATTTTTGCCATTGCAAACGGCATAAGCGGTTTCTCTGGTTTTAGTGGTTTTAGCGGATACAGCGGAAAATCAGGCTACAGCGGCATTTCTGGTTATAGCGGATATTTTGGTATCTCTGGTTACAGCGGCATATCTGGCTACAGCGGATATTCTGGTATCTCTGGCTACAGCGGTTACAGCGGTATCTCTGGTTACAGCGGTATCTCTGGTTACAGCGGTATCTCTGGTTACAGCGGTATCTCTGGTTACAGCGGTATCTCTGGTTACAGCGGTATCTCTGGTTACAGCGGATATTCTGGTATTTCTGGTTACAGCGGATATTCTGGTATCTCTGGCTACAGCGGTATTTCTGGCTACAGCGGTATTTCTGGCTACAGTGGTATCTCTGGTTACAGCGGTTTTAGCGGTATCTCTGGTTACAGCGGTATCTCTGGCTACAGTGGATACAGTGGTATTTCTGGCTATAGCGGTATCTCCGGCTACAGCGGCATCTCTGGTTACAGTGGTGTGACTCCAACAGCCATATCCGTAACCACCACCAGTACCCTAAACCCCGGATACGTTACTTTTGTTTCTGGAACAACAGGCAGCCAAGCCCCTTATGTAAACACTGGCTTAACATACAATTCCGTAACTAACGCCTTTACCGGCGGGGTGACAGGCGGAACATTTTAGTAATATAATATAAGTTCGTATGAACTTTGAGGACAATATGAAATATAGCATTGTAATACCAACTTACAATCATTGTGAAAAGTATTTAAAGCCGTGTGTGGATTCAATTGTTAAGTATACCAACTTAGAAGACATTGAATTAATTATATCCGCAAACGGTTGTGTAGATAACACAAAAGCATACTTAGATTATTTGGCAACAGCAGTGCCCAATTTAAAAGTGGTTTGGTCAGACAAAGCACTTGGGTACTCAGGAGCAAATAACGCAGCCATTAAGGTTGCAACATGCAACAAAATTGTTTTGTTAAATAACGACACTGTTTTGTTGGAACAAAATCAAAACCAGTGGCTTGACATTTTAGACAGGCCATTTGTTGATCCAAACTGTGGAATCTCTTGCATTATTAAAGGAAATTCTGAACCAGCGGGTCGTGATTTTGCAGTGTTCTTTTGTGTTATGATTCACCGCAGAGTATTCGATACAATCGGATTACTAAACGAAGAGTACGGCGTAGGCGGCGGAGAAGATACTGAATTTTGCATTGAAGCTGAAAAAGCTGGCTTTAAAGTATTAGAAGTGTTTGAAAAGTTGTGGGATGGAACGCAATATACAGGCGGCTTTCCAATCTACCACAAAGGCGAAGGCACCATGCACGACGCCAATTTAGTACAAGGTTGGGACAACATCTTTTTAATTAACTCATTAAGGTTAGCTAAAAAGTACAACACAGAATGGTACCGCTGGCGCTTATCAAACTTTTGGGAACGCGCAGTATTTCTAAAAGGCGATACGGTATACCCACGCGAAGTAACAAGATACAACTGGGCAGCAAAAAATCTGCTCGGTAAAAAAATTTTAGAAATTGGTTGTTCAAATGGTTATGGTATTCAATTTTTTCCAAAAGACATTGAGTATACCGGCGTAGACTACGACCCAATCATTGTTGAAGTTGCTAAAGAACAAGACTGGGGGTACAACGCTAAGTTTGAATGGTGTGACATCAACACCTACGAGCTAGAACAGTATGACACCATTGTGGCGTTTGAAGTAATTGAGCACCTTGACACCGGCATGGAGATTGTTGAGAATCTTAAAAAGCACTGTAAGCGTTTGTTGATTACTGTGCCAATGAATGAGCCACCCGGATTTTGGGGGCCACATCATAAGCTGCATGGATTGAACGAACGTCACTTTTCGGGCTTTGAGTTTAATTACATCAACGAGCACGGCGAGATTACAGATGTACCACAAAAGATTGACGCGTCAAATCCTTGCAACTTGATGATTTGTCGGTGGACTGCAAGTGAGTAAAGTTCTCTGCTCCGTGGCAACACGCGGGAGGTACTTTACAACACTGCCACTAGTATTAAACGCTATTATTAACCAAACCAAACCAGTAGATAAGCTGGTTGTGTTTGATGATAATGACAAGCCACAAGACATGCGCAGTGAGATGATTTACCAATACTTTTTTCAAATGTTAGATGCAAAAGGTATTGCATGGGAGTGGCAGTACGCTGATAAAAAAGGTCAGCACCACATCCACCAACGCGCAAATACGATGGGCTACGATTGGGTTTGGCGTTGTGATGATGACGCAATACCGGAAGCCAACGTGCTTGAGAATTTGTATCATTGGACACAAATCTGGCCCAATTTAGGTGCTGTAGGTGGTTCGGTGTTAACCCCGCCATATATGCCAAACACCGGAAATGTTACCGGTAAGATTGATAACATTGATAGTGAGCCCAACGTGCAGTGGGGCAAGATAGCAACAGCAAGAGAAGTTGAGCATTTACATTGCACCTTCTTGTATCGCGCTGGTGTGCAAGATTATAATTTGGGTTTGTCCCGAGTGGCGCACAGAGAAGAGACGCTATTTACTTATAACTTGCACCGCAGAGGCTACAGCATTTTAGCGGTACCAGATGCCGTAACATGGCACATGAAGAACCCACAAGGTGGGATTCGCAGTGAAACAAGACGCGAGATGTATGATTATGATGAACAAATTTTTAGGAATGTTTTGCAGTATCGTGATAAGACCATTGTGGTACTCAATTGCGGTCTTGGCGATCACATTGTATTTAGTCATGTTTTGCCTGCAATACGTAGCCCTGAAGTTTTTACATGCTACCCTGAAGTGGTTCCCGGCAGATCAATAGCGCAAGCAGAGAAGTTATTTGGTGACATTGGCCCGTATAACATATACGGCAAAATGGATCAGTGGAAATGGAAAGGCAGTTTAGAAGACGCGTACAGGAAGCTATACACATGATTATCATAGCCCCGTATGCACAAAAACTGCGCAATGGTAAACAGAACCCAAAGAACTATCCTTACTGGGAAGAATTGATTAGTCAGATTGACAAGCCAATTATCCAAGTAGGAATAGAAGGCGAAAAGCAACTGGTACCAGACTTTAGAAAAAACTTGCCAATAAGCGAGTTAAGACAGTTGCTTAGGGAGTGCAAAACATGGATTGGCGTTGACAGCTTTTTTCAACACCTTGCGTGGGATGAAGGCAAAAGTGGAATAGTGTTGTGGTCAGTATCAGATCCTTTTATTTTTGGCCACCCAGAAAATATTAACCTACTAAAAGATCGGTCAACTTTAGTAGAAAACCAATTCCTATGGTGGGAGTTTGTTGAACATAAAAACGACCGATTTGTAAAACCAAAAGAAGTATTAGCATACCTTAATAAGGAATAAATATGGCAGCTACGGGCTACACACCAATTTCGTTATACTACAGCACCACAGCGGCTACAGCGCCGTTGGCCGCTAACCTCGTCAATGGTGAGTTGGCAATCAACATCACCGACGGCAAGTTGTACTATAAAGAC